TGTGACGTTTGCGCCATTGCAGTCCTTATTTTCTGCTCTACGTCTGCACCGCTGCCTCTAGCATCTACATTGTTAATAACTGTTACACCGCCACCTTGACCTTTGCTATGGTCGATTACGGATTCGTTCGGGTGAAGCATAGCCATAAAGCCGCCTTTACCATCTGCCCCACCGGCTCTAGCTCCGCGACCTGTAAAACCACCACCCTCGAAAGATTGGGATTTGATTTGTGCTACTTGGGCTAGGCCACTGGCTACTGTTGCAGCCGCCATGATTGCGCCTAATGGTGGGGGGTATGATGCAAGTGCGAGGGTTGCACCTTTGTAAGTATCCATAACCGCGCCAGCAATATTGAACGCTTTGTTTTTGCTAAACATATCGCGCATCGAACTTGTAACTTTTTGCGCCTGATCTGATCTAGACATATCTAGATAATCGTTTAATGCCTTGCGCCCTTCTATTTGCGTCTGGTTTAAAACCTCGCCGGTTTCACCTTGTTTAACTAATTCTGTTTTTACCTTCGCAATACTTTCGGCAGCCCTGCGACTAGAGCTTTCTATTTGGTCAAATATTGGGGTGATCGTTGATAACGCACTAGGCGCATCTCTCAACGCTTCAAGTTCTCCGCGCATCACAACTAGGTTATCTGTTGTTTGTTTAAAAGCATCGACCAACGGACTATCAATTAAAGGCAACCCAAGCGCCTCGCGAACAGCGTTGACTTTTTCTTGTAAAAAAGAGAATGGCTGTATCAAAGCTGATATTGCAATGATTCCTAATCGTTTAAATTCTTCAAACGCCATTTCAGCCATTTTTAGACCGATGCGTAGGGAATTTAACGTATCAAGCAGACTAGCTATACCTTCTACAACAGAGCGGGCAGCTTTAAATCCGATTGAACCGAAGTCTTCAGTGTCTAGTGCCGCTTGTCTCATCATGTTGGCAGCTTCTTCAACAAACGGAGCAAGGCCAACGCTAAATTGATTAATAAGACCGTCTATAACTGCGCCTGATCGAGTTAAAGAATCATTAGCAGCCTCGATCTGAGCAACGTCTACTCGGTCTAAAAGAATACCAAGTGCACCCGCTTCCTCGCTCATTTCTTTTAGGCCAGCACTGCCCTCAGCAAGCATTTGAACCATCGCCACGCCTTCACTGTCGAACAGTTTTTGGGCTATACGAACTCTGTCAGTTTGAGATTTTAACGTCCCCATCTTGTCGGCAATTGTGCCGATTTGTTCTTCAAGTGGTAGCTGATTAAACGACTGAACGTCGATCCCTAATTCGCGGAATGCTCCCCTAGCTTCGCCCATGCCAACCGATGCTTCGCTAGTTCTGCGAACGAAACGCTGTAGACTCATGTCTAATGTTGTAGTGGCAACGCCAGTTATTTCGGCAGCGTATCTCATAGCACCTAAAGCTTCGGTTGTTGTGCCTATCTTATCGGCAGTTTTACCTAAAGCGTCGATGGTATTCATTTGAGATCTGACAATAGCCGCACCAGCAGCAACGCCCAGCGTAGCAAAAGCTGCGCCAAGTTTGGCAACATTTAGCCCGACCTTCCCCAGACCTTTTGTGACAGAACCAAAGGCGTTTTTGGTCGCGTCAAAAGCGGTAATTTTAATTGATGTCGCACTAGCTGCTGCCATTTTTTTGCCTAAAATATTCTGCCCAAACTTCAAATTCCAGTTCAGACATATCTAGTATTGTTGGTAATGTTTTGCCGAGTGCCTCCCCCAACATTAACGCAAAGCGTAAATCAGGGTCGGCAACTATTTTTTTGCTGCGTCATCATTTTCTGCAAACAGACCCATGCGGCTAAAAATGTCCTCAATGACTTCAGCACTGACTAACTTCATCAGATCGAATTTTTGAGGCTTTTTAAACATCTTAGTACCGTCTTCGTTTCTAGCAGAGTGGATCAGCGACATCACCATCATTTCGTAATGTGAGTCTTGGTTGTACAGCCTGACCAAATCGCCCTTCTCTTCTACGGACATATATTGTCGGTAGTAAATGCGCGTTGGCTTACCGTCAACTTGCCACTCTGGAACGTCTAGAAACTTCAATTCGCCATCTATCAAATCTGAATAATGACGCTTTGCAGCTTCTAATACGTTAGACATTAAGCAGTGCCTCTAGTCAGTGCGCCTGTGCCGGTGAAACTAAACGAACACTCGACCATGCCATCTGTGGCTGCGCTGATGCTGACGCTGTTAACAATTGCGCTGCCGCTGTAGATGTAGTCGCCGCTAGTTGTGCCTTCAAAGGCCCAAACCAAAACAACGGTAGTGCCTTCTACCATGCTGACTTGGACAGCGTCGGATTCGTCCCAGTAGCATTCTGCGCTGCCGCTAAAACTGGTTGTGCCAGCTTTGTTAATTTTAGATGTAGACGTGATTGTGGTTGCGTCTATTGTTTCTGCCGCTGTATCTAGGCCCAAAGATCGCAAAGATCCTACGCCTGTGCCGCCAACTGTTATTGTTCCTTCGACTGCTGTATGAGTAGCCATTCCTTTCTCCTGTTAGATCGCGGTTTCAGGCGCGACTGTTGTTGTTCTATAAGTGCATTCAAAAGTCAGCTTTATGCTGCCTACTGGTTTTTGACCGTCTGGGGTCAAATCGACATCCGTATTGCTCAGAAAAATATCTTTGCAAAGTCCGTTACAGGTCGGATCACCTGCAACCGCTGTTTCTACTTCTGCGCTAATCGTGTCTAGAACTGAATCTAGATTTGCAGAAGTCGTTGCGTAACCTTCGACCAAAATATCGACAGATCGCTCTAATCCGTTTGTGCTCAGAAATGAATCACGTTCTGAACTTTCGCTAATTGCGTAAACCAATAGAGCCGGTAGCTCACTGGTTGAAATGTTATAAACACGGGATGCGAAAACATTGCTCCCCGTTGTTGTTAGTCCAGTTACGTTTGCCGCTATACGTTCTCTAATCTGTTGGCGCACATGACTCATAAGCGCAGCGTCAACATAGTTACGCCAGTGTTGTCATCTTCACGCCCAACGACTGTATAAGTGACCGATTTAATAATTACGGTTGTGCCGTTCGCTACACTTGCAACATCACTGGTCGCTGCATAGGCAACGGGTACGCCTTCGTCTATCTGGACGCTACCGCCTACTTCTTGACCGAAAAAAGCATTGTCGAAAACGACCTTCACACTCGCAGAGCCAATAGTGGCAACGTCTGCAAAATCGTTGTCATCAAAAAAGTTAGGCAAGTCTGTAAGTAAAAACGCGCCAGCCATTTATTTAGCTTTTGCCTTCGGCTTTGGTATCTCGGCAAACCCTCTAGCGATTAATTTTTCGCCAACGGTTGGGGATACCTCAATTTTGTCACCTGACTTATGACTGCCTTGGTCGGTCTTGCAGCTTTTGACTACTTCAACAATCATTTTTTCTTTCTCGTTGTCGTAGTAGAGCCAGCTTCGCGGTTGTCTACTTTTTTCGCTTTGCCTTCTACCGGCACCGCTTTGTTCGTTGCAATCAATAATCGAGCGTCACTTTCGTCTAACTCGTATTCTTTCCCTGCCTTTACGTCAAAACCTGACGCAACGGTGTCTCTCAGCATCTTGACCTTAGCCATGCGCTTGTCTCCTTTGAGGTAACTCCCAGCCACGAGGCTGGGAGCATTTTCAGTACCAATCATTACGCGCCTTTGCTGAACGATTCAGCGCGACGAACGCCGATGTCCGCTAGAAGATGAACGCCTAGGTTCATGATTCCAGTAGTCGCATCTCTGTCAGTTATGACCTCGATTGCCCCGAACTGGGCTACGATCAACTGGCTGAAATCGCCAAGTAATACCGTGTTAGCAGTCATGCTAGAAGTTGCTAGAACTGGGTAGCCATTGGCTAGTCCGTCTTCAGTGATGAAACGACCAGAACCAGAACCGCCCTTGATCGTAGTCTTTAACGCGCCAGCCATTGCAGGAGTAGTAACCATTACCATTCCATCCGCCTGAGCATTGTCGGTTACGATGGCAGTTTCTACGCCAACGATCTCTTCAAACGTGGGCGCGCCAGAAGAAGCAAACGAAACACTTCCAATGCCAGTTGTCGCTAAAATACCTGTTGGTTGATTGCTTGAACCAGTACCAGCTAACGCAGCAGCGTCTAAGGCAACAGCGATACCCTGTGTGATATCGTCTTGAATCATTGCCTCGACTGAAGGGTCGCTCTGCACTAACAAGTTCCTTGTGATTTGAACGTAGCCCGCTATCGCCTTACCCCTCAATGCAACCTGAGCAAACACTGGCTGACCTTCAGTCGGTGCTGCACCTTCTGCAACAAAACCAATGTTGGTTGTGCCAGTAGCCAGTTTAGGAATAGCAACGTTACCCTGTAGGTTCGTCATCATTCTGCCGCCAGCTTGCATGGTGACCATGTTCGCTCTAAGTGCGTCGATGAATGAACTAGCCATGTGATCTGTGCCAACTAAAAAACCACCTTGGTTGTTAGTGCCAACAGTTAAATCACGCTTAGAACCCCACGCCATATCGGTTGGAAGGTAAAAACCGCCGTTGCTGTCACCAACTCGCGCAGCGATAGCGTTTGAAACTTCGCGTTCTAGGCCAGCTTTTGACCAATCGCCAGTAGCAGATGCTTGCACTGCCTTAACGATTGAAAAGTTACGCTGCTCTTTTTCAGACATATCAACGGTCAAAGGAGAGTTGATTAAATCGTTTGAAGGCTTGCGCTTTAGCTCTTGCTTTGTGGCTTCTAGTGCACTGCGCTGGAATACATCAAGTGGCTGGCCTTCGCTTAGTGCTTTGTCGGCTAGTTCGCGCAGGTAAGGCGCATCTTTTGCCATGTCGTTTATGGTGGATATTCTACCGCGCTCTTCAGCTAGTGCTGCATCACGGGCCTCGTCTTTAACGCTTTGAACGTCAATCTTAATTTCATCACTCATTTGAGTTTCCTCTTCAATAATGTTTTGGGTTAGTACCCGTGTTTGGTGATCTCCCACAGAGCGACCAATGCCAACGCTTGCATCAGCGGGTACGCTCACTAAGGAGATTTCGTGCGGTTGCCAATCGGTTGCCCGATAGATTTCTTTGTCGCCTTCCTGCTGCTCCATTTCGTGAATGCGGTAGCCCACGCTCACGTTGCTGGTTATG